CTCGGTCGCGGCTTGTCCACGCTGAGCCTCTTGTGGGCATCTTGCTCTGTGTCCCTTCTCAGGTGTATCGACACCATAGACACGCAGCAGGATTCTCTGGCGCATGGGAGCAGGAACCCACGTAGCCTGAAACTCGATGGTGTCACCATCTACGACTCTCAACACTCTCCAATCATGAAGAACGAACTCGGGATTGCGCCTCTGCGCATGGGTAGACGTGACAGCCAGACAGAAAACGACGAGAGCAGCAATAAACAGTTTCATTTCGTATCCCTTTGGTATATAATTGGTAGATAGCTATTATAGCTATTTACATTCAAAGATTGAGGTGATAGAGACATGATAACCACCAAACGGACTGAGAGATTTCTTCACAGCTTTATACCTATGGACAATCTTGAAACCACTGTGATAGATGGTAAGAGACACTACATCACACCAGATGGTGCGTTTCCCTCCGTGACTACCGTTCTTGGTGAGAAGCTGTCTAAGGGTGGTCTGGAGGAATGGCGTGCTAGGGTCGGCGAGAAGGAAGCCGCGCGTATCACCAAGCTAGCTACCGATCGCGGGACTGCAGTCCACAGCATTTGTGAGCGATATGTCTTGAATCAAGAATATAGGTCCGGGGTCATGCCTACGGACATGCACACGTTCCTGCAGATCAAGCCCTACCTTGATCTTAACCTCGGCTCGATATATGGGATCGAAGCGCCGCTGTATTCTAGACGTCTGCGAACGGCAGGCAGATGTGACCTGCTCGCCGGGTGGCAAGGGGTCAACTCAATCATCGATTTCAAGACGTCTAGGAGGCTTAAGAAGGAAGAGTATATCGAAAGCTACTTCCTACAGGCCACCTGTTATAGCCTTATGGCTGAGGAGAGGACCTCGTTGAAGTTCCCGCAGATCGTGATCGTCATCGCGGTCGACCATGAGGATCCTCAGATCTTCGTTAAGCAGCGAGATCAATACGTCGAGAAAGTCCTCGAAATCTTCCAATAAAAAAAGGAGCCTTTCGGCTCCTTTCCTTTTTACGCTTCCTGCTCATCTTCCCAGAATCGATAGTAAAAATGCCCACCGTAGCTGTTGATTTCCTCTTGCGGATATCCCTGCTCTAAGAGCCAGGGGATGAGATTGTTCTTATGTTCTTCTGGGATAGGCTTGGGGAAGCCATACTTCCAACCAGAAGGTGGATCACACATCAACACCTTAGTCACCTTGCGCTGAGAGTGGATGAGGTCTAGCTGATAGAGGACATCACGCCATCCCTTCTCATCCATCTTATCGCCCAGGGTTTCTGTACCCTGATCACAGAGATTGATTTCATCTCGAAGGTCGCGCCGGATAACGTCGCGAACCCACTTGGACTTCTTACCCCACTTGAGAGCCCAAGCCTGACCCTCTGTTACGACATAGCTGCGCCTACCCATCGTATATCGGATAGCGCAGATCGCCATAGACTCATCATCTCTTGTCATAAAGGATCCTTATCGATAATAATAAAAGTGCCTACGTGGTGCGTAGAAGTACGGCCGCGGGTGCACATACACGGGTCGCGGCACCACGTAGACAGGGGGAGGGGGAATCCACACGACCGGAGGAGGTGCATGATACGTATCCACATACACAGTCCGGACTGGGTGAACAGCACAAGCTGTCAGACCCATCATGGATCCGAGAAGAAGTACGTTAGCCAGCTTGCGCATCTTGTTATCCTTCTTAAGCGCGAATGAACCGACGGATGAGCTTGACTTCAGTCGGAGTCAGCGGACCGTCGAAGTAGCCCGCATAGGGGGTCCCGATCTGGGACAACCGATCGGCGGTGCGGGACAGGATGTTGGCCATCCGATCGTCCTTAGCGATCTTAGCCGCATCCATCATACGCTCGACGACTTCGTGAAGCTTAGCGGTCATTATGTTTCCTTCCATATGATATTTAGATCATACATCAGTTCTGAAAAAAAGTCAATGGACCTATTCAGCGCGTTCATGAAAAAAGTCGATCCTGTCCTCCGCTGCGTACTCGCGAAGCGTGCGAGCTACCAGAGAAGCGATCGCGCCGTCGCGCGCCTCGGTCGAGCCGAGATAGCGATCCAGCAGAGCCTTCTCAGGCAGCGTGAGCATCGCACGAAGTTCTTTTTCAAAACCGGTCATCTCGATTCCTTTCGTTCTCATCTTATAAAGGGATTATATCTCGGTTTTAAAAATAAGTCAACCCCTATTTCTCATCGATGTACCAGTCCGAGCCGATCTCGCCAGCCATCTCTGCAGCTACGCCAGCGTCAATGGCTTCATCCACTGATGCGTAAGCCTCTGTCTGCTTACCGCTACGGTCACGCGCTACGTATGCCATTTGCTCACTGTCTCCGTGTTGATAGCCCTTTATACTATTTTTTGATAATGATGTCAACCAGAAAAAAACGTAATCTTTTCAAGGCTATCTACGCTAAGCCATTGATCTTATTGCATCTTATTTTTGCGCTTTTTTTGAATCGTAATCTCTTCAATGGCTTAAGCCAGAACCGGGATTCTGGAGGCTTTAGGCCATATATCTACCCATCTGGGCTGGTCTAGGACCTTCAGAACGGCCGTTTTTTTCCTAAGCCATTGGAAATGTTAGGTTCTACCTCTTATAGTCTCTCAATGAATTCAATGGCTTAGGCTGGCCGAGCACGCCTCACCCCTCCGGTCAGCAGCTTTTTTGTGCTTTTTAAAGCGTAATCTCTTCAATGGCTTAGTAGGGTGGGCCGGTTAAGCCATTGATATCTTTTGATTTTTTTCAGTTGACATATTTTGGGAACAAGGGTAATATGCTTTTATAAGGTGAGAGACGGAGACAGACACCATGACTGACTTTGATCGCGAGTGGGTCGAGTCCATTGCCGGGCATCCGGTGACGGACGACGAGGTCCGCGAGTTCCTCGTCGAGTTCAACGAGTGGATCGACCTCCACGAAAATTCTTAAAAAAAGTGGTTGACATATTATCAGAACTGGTATAAGATCACAACATGACGACGAAAGGAAACAAGATGAAGATCGCTCTCAACATCCTCGGCACCCTCGGGTTCGCCGCCACCGGCTTCGCCTTCGCCTTCGCGATCGCAGTTGCTGGTTGACATATTTTGCAAACCCTGGTATAATCCTCTTATAGCAAACATAAAGGAGATTCGTTATGGCTCACGAGATTGAGATGATCGACGGTAAGGCTCAGATGGCCTATGCGGGTGACGTCCCGTGGCATGGTCTGGGCACTCGTGTCCCCGCTGACCTGACGCCCGAGCAGATGCTTGAGGCTGCCGGTCTCAACTGGGACGTCGAGAAGGTTGAGGCTTTCGCTAAGGTCGGTGGTAAGAACGTGTCGGTCAACCGTTCGGCCCTGGTTCGTACCAGCGACAACAAGATCCTGGATGTGGTCTCCAACGACTGGAACCCCGTGCAGAACTCCGAGGCCTTCGAGTTCTTCAACGACTTCATCTCCGAGGGTGACATGGAGATGCACACCGCTGGTAGCCTCAAGGGTGGCCAGATCGTGTGGGCCCTGGCTAAGGTGAAGGACAGCTTCGAGCTGTTCGGCGGTGACCGTGTGGAGTCCTACCTGCACTTCACCAACTTCCACAAGTACGGGTTCTCTACCGACGTGCGGTTCACCCCGATCCGCGTGGTGTGCAACAACACTCTTACCCTCTCGCTCAACACCAAGGTCGAGCGTATGGTCAAGATCAGCCACCGTCGTGAGTTCGAGGGTGACAACGTCAAGATGATGCTCGGCATCGCCGCTGAGAAGCTGGCCAAGTACAAGGAGATGGCTCAGTTCCTCGGCTCCAAGCGGTACAACAAGGAGAACATCGTCGACTACTTCAAGCGCGTGTTCCCGGTCGCTGGTGGCGACAAGACTAAGAAGGAGATCTCTAAGAACGCCGACATCGCTCTCGGCATCCTGGAGACGCAGCCCGGTGCCGAGTTTGCTCGCGGTACCTGGTGGCAAGCCTTCAACTCGGTCACCTACCTGACCGATCACCTGGCCGGTCGTACGGCGGATACCCGCATGACCTCCGCTTGGTACGGCTCCAACCGTGGGCTCAAGGCCACTGCGCTTGAGACCGCTATCGAGATGGCGGAGGCTGCCTAATGAGCGATAGCGTTACCACAAACCACAACATGATCGGAGAATAGGAACATGGCTCGTAGCCTCAGCTTGAAGAAGAAGGTTACCAAGACGACGGGTAACATCGTCAACAGCAAGCACATGGGTGACGAGCCTTTCCACAAGGGCTATGAGCCCTCCGATCTGGAGTACTCTCGAGCTCTTACCTGGTACAACATGATGTGTGTCAGGTCGGATGCTCGAGACTATCTCGAGGTCTATCTTAAGAACAACGGCCGGACCGGTGAGATCAAGACCCTGCGTCGGGTGCCTGACATCCGCGTCTCCGAGCACGCCGCGTGGATCTCCCGCATGCTCACCCGCGGGGTCGTGCTTACCCAGCGCTCTCGCGACAAGATGGAGGAGCTGCTTCAGGCTTCTTACCGGTTCGCCGAAGAGCCTAAGCCGGCTAAGGTCGAAATCACCGAGCAGCCCAAGGTCACCATTCAAGACCGGATGCGTGACAAGGTGTCTGACTTCATCGGTCAGTTCGAGGAGGCCATCGACAAGGATGGTTATACCCTCTCGATGTATGAGTGGCTTCAGAAGCATCAGATCCCGGCTATGCTTGCTAACAAGGTCGCCGAGTTCTATAAGCCCATCATGGCTGAGATCGCAGAGGTGACCAAGCGCAACGCTGATCCGCAGCTTAAGGAAGGCTACCGCAACTACACGCCGGCCAAGCTCAAGCAGATGGCTGCCTTCTATGCCAGCATCATCGCGGACTGTCAGCGCCATGCCGATAATAATAAGAAGCAGCGCGTGGTCCGTAAGAAGAAGGTCGTCAGTGTAGATAAGAAGCTCAAGGGCTTCAAGCACCAGATCGAGAGCAAGGAATTCAAGGTGGTGTCTATCAACCCCGAGAAGATCATCGGGGCTGAGGAGCTGTTCACCTTCAACACTAAGTACCGAACGTTGACTCGCTTCATCGCCGCTGAGCGATCGAGCTTGGACGTCAAGGGTACCACCATCATCAACTACGATGAGGGTAAAAGCAAGACCTACCGCGTCGGTAGGAAGACCGAGGAGCACGTCGCCACTGCCCTTCGTGGTGGTAAGCGAGCTCTCAACGCGATGCTGGAGTCTCTCAATACCTGTAACCTCCAACATCGCATCAACGAAAACACCATCCTGCTGAGGATCTAACAATGGCAAAGCCTGATTACGACTACACCATCCGCGACGGTCACCGAGTCCGTCTTCAGGAACAACGATACAACAAGGAAGGTAAGCCCGACGGTATCGAGCCCTCTTACGGCTACTATAAGAGGATCCTAACCCCGTGGGGTAAGATGGAAAGGTGCTATGTGGTAGCCGTCCCTAGCCTTGCAGGTGGCTACGAGAAGTTCGCTAGCGTCTATAAGCCGGAGACTAATCCGGGTGTTCGCTGGTCGGTATTTCAAATCTTCGATTGACAATCTAGAAGATTGGTATATATTAATCATATACGGTCCCGTGGTCCAATGGATAGGGCAACAGCCTTCTAAGCTGTAAGGTGGGGGTTCGAATCCCTCCGGGACCGCCAATATGCCCGAGTAATCCAACAGGCAGAGATAGGCGACTTAAAATCGCTCCAGTGTCGGTTCAAATCCGACCTCGGGTACCAACGTGGAGATTGAGATGCGATACGTGTTGATTCGTGAGCACGACCAGCTGGGTGATACTGGTCCTATGTGTCAGATCCTTGACCGGGAATCCTGGACTCCTATTCCTGGTGAGCATCGGCCGCGTGTTGGGTGTGCTGTGCGGGTTGGTAGCTTTACCGCACGAACGTATGGTTCTCAAGACTACTGGACGACCACGCCTGTGCAAGAAATTCTAGAAGAGTCTGATAACCGCATGGTGTTCAGGACCAAGAACTCCATCTATGAATGGAAGATCTTTTGATCTACTTCGCGGTCTTAATCGGTCTTGGTGTAGTTGCCCACTATATGGGGATGATTGTTCTAAACGCTCTGCTTGAGAATAGCAAGACCCCAAACGAATTCTTCTCAAGGCTTCTTAAGCAGACCTACATTTTAACCATGCTTGTGTTCGCTATCTGGCTGGTGTTTGGAGAAGCATCGGTCTTGTTTACGTCTTTCACCGCTGCTTTGTTCATCACGTTTTTAAGGCTTGACTTAGATAGCGTTATAGAGTATTATGAGAAATAAGGACCTGTAGCTCAACGGTTAGAGCTGGCCGCTCATAACGGTCTGGTTGGGGGTTCAAATCCCTCCGGGTCCACCACAACAAAGAGGATGAAATGAACACTCTCGCTGCAATCATGTTGATCTTCACTCTGAATTCAACGCCGCAGATCACGCTTCTGACATCTGCTTCCGTAGAGGCATGTGGTGATGATCTTGCTGCCGCATATGCGGTATTGACTAATATGGGTGCGACCGACATCGTCGGTATCTGTTATGCAGGAGGTGCTCGATAATGCCGAAGTATCTGGTCGAGGCTCTAGCCCAGTATCGCATGGTCTATATCGTTGACACTGAGCAACAGGAATGGGCAGAGGAAACTGTCTGGGAAGATAAAGTGCCCGAGTTTGGTCAGATGTTTCTCGGCGAGCTCGTCGTTTCATCTCGCGAGGTCGACGATGATGAGTGTGTTCGTGTTCATGACGAGCTAAATGACTTCCTGAAGGACAGGACTCGTGAGCAGAAGCTCGCTAGGGTTTATAAGGATCCAAAAGCCCGATGAGCGCAAGGCTGCAACTGTCGTATTTTGATAGCATTCAAAATCCCCATAACAACTTTCTGTATGATGATCCTGTAAGACCCCACATTCCTGCGACCTCTCGCTACGCACACAATCGTGGGATCTTTACACTCACAACAGAGCATAGCTACTTTGATCCACAGGCGATCTGCTGCTGTGTGTATATGGGCGATGTTCCTGCCAGTGAGTCCGATTTGTTTTTTGACACGGGGGCATACGACGTTGCAGTCTTCTACACGGTTTGGTCTTACCCTCGCTCTATCACTGGTGCAGGCAGGAAGCTGATCAACAAATGTGTTAACCACATTCGCTGGTTTCGTCCCTTCGTGAAGCGAGTGGTGACTTTGAGTCCCAAGACTGAAATGGCTAGGAGGTTTCACATCTCCAACGGCGCATTCGAGTTCCGCGAGAATGAAACAACAATCAATTATGAGTATAAGATATGAAGGTTAACATCGGACCCTATAAGAACTACATTGGTCCTTACCAGATTGCAGAAAAGATCTTGTTTTGGAAAGACAAGTATGCTTTGGACAAGGATTTCCCGCATGGTGAGAATCCAGACCGCATAGCTATTGATAAGCTCGGTGATTTTCTGTACGGGATTCCGGGATTTCAAAAGCTCTGCGATTGGATCGACAGCAAGAAGAAGCGTAAGATCAGCGTCCGCATCGACAACTATGACATCTGGTCAGCTGATCACACGCTCGCTGTGATAATTGCCCCTGTGCTTAAAAAGCTTAAGGAGCACAAGCACGGCTCTCCGCATGTCGATGACGAGGATGTTCCGGAACACCTTCGCACTACTGCTGCCGAGCCTCTGACCGAGGAGGAGAAGAACACCGGACACACCGATGAGCTTTGGGAGCAGCGCTGGGATTGGGTCTTGAATGAGATGATCTGGGCATTTGAGCAGCACACCATGGATGACTGGGAGTCTCAATACTATTCTGGTGATACGGACCTCCACATTGAAAAGAATGAACTGACCGGATACGGCGAGTTGGTCAAGGGACCAAATCACACGTTCGAGGTTGACATAGAAGGCAGGAATGCTGCTTATAAGCGCATGGCTAACGGCCGCCGCCTGTTTGCAAAGTACTACAATAGCCTTTGGGATTGAGTAGATGTTTGCCGGAGAGATGCTTCTGTTTCTGCTAGTGGCCGGTCACTTCTTAGCCGACTACCCTCTCCAAGGACAGTTTCTCGCTGAAGCAAAGAGTCGACATACTAAGTTAGGTAGTGTATATTGGCTCCATGCCCTGACAGGACACTCATTCATCCATGGAGGAGTTGTTGCGATTCTCACGGGCTCTGTCATTCTAGGCATTGCAGAGACGGTCGTGCATTGGATCACCGACTGGCTGAAGTGCGAGAATAAGATATCGCTTCATCAAGATCAGGCAATCCACATCTTCATCAAGGTTGTTTGGTTTTTACTCCTACCCTTCCTTTAAAGGATCAATATGCTCAAACAGATTAACTTTTCTCAAGAGGTTCGTAAGATCTGCCAGGAGAAGTCGATGGAGTACATCGACGCTGTCGTCTACTGGTGTGAGAGAAACAATGTTGAGATCGAGTATGCAGCTGCTCTGATCAAGAAGGACTCAGTCATCATGTCACATATTCAGACTGAGGCTGAGAACCTCAACATCCTTAAGAAGACAGCCAAGCTGCCGATATGACGCCATTCGAAGTGTATAGAGACTACCTTGCACTGAGGAATCACTTCAACACACCATCCTATAACTACTTCAAGTACCAGGGCAAGAGTAGCATAGGCACAGACTCATTTGTCAAGCGCAAGGATCGGTTCTTCTTTGAGAAGGTAGCCAAGCATCGAGACCCTCACAGCTTCATGCTCGCTAACTTCGTTCAGAATCCCAAAGTGTGGATTCGCGATATGGCATACTCAGATGATGCTGAACGGGTCTACCAAGCGTGGCAAAAGGTCAAAGATAGTTTGACATATACCATTCAAGCTGATCTGGAGAAACTACAGTTTCCTTTCGATGCTAACTTCTTAGTCAAGGATGGGCAATGCAATCATGTTTTGACTTGCTACATGGCTAAGGAGATAACACTAGAGACGACGTGTGTGCTGGCAGATCTAACCCAGTGCATCCCCTATTGGGACAAGCAGCTGAAAGACAACGTCGTGTGGGAGCACATGGGGTTGCTTATCAAGAAGTACACACCCTTCATCAAATACGATCCTGCTAAGATCAAGCATATAGTAGTTGACTTTTTCAGAGATGCAGGATAGTATATATAAGTGGTATCGAGGTAATGAGACTTCGATGCACTTATACTGATACACAGACACACAAACATACGATATATACGGAGATACACACATGGATTTTTCTAAGCTCAAGTCCCAGTCCAAGAGCTCTCTCGAGAAGCTCTCCCAAGAAATGGCCAAGATGAACCAGCAGTACGACAGCGGTAAGGACGACCGCTTCTGGTATCCTAACGTCGACAAGGCTGGCAATGGATTCGCGGTTATTCGATTCCTTCCTGCTCCCGGTGAAGAGCCGGTTCCCTTCATTCGGATGTTCGAGCATGGCTTCAAGGGCCCCACTGGTAAGTGGTACATCGAGAAGTCTCTGACCACACTCGGCAAGCCCGATCCGGTGTCCGAGCTCAACTCTAAGCTCTGGAATTCTACCAGCGACGACGACTCCCCTGCTCGTAAGCAGGCTCGCGCTCAGAAGCGTAAGCTCGGCTACGTCTGCAACGTCTACGTCGTTCAGGATCAGGCCAACCCTGAGAACAACGGCAAGGTGTTCCTCTTCAAGTTCGGTAAGAAGCTCTTCGAGAAGATCAACGAAAAGATGCATCCCCAGTTCTCTGATGAGCAGCCTATGAACCCGTTCGACCTCTGGGCGGGTGCTAACTTCAAGCTCAAGATCCGCAACGTCGAAGGCTATCGCAACTACGATAAGTCTGAGTTCGCTGCTCCGGCTCCTCTGTTCGCTGACGACGACATGCTTGAGAACACCTGGAAGCAGGAACACTCTCTGCAGGAACTCCTGGCTCCGTCTAACTTCAAGAGCTACGAGGAGCTTCAGACTAAGCTGAACACAGTGCTCGGCCACAACGAGAATGGTACTATGGCTCCTGCAGCCGCGCGAACGGCAGCGGCTAACCGCAGGCCTGCTGATGATGAGGATGATCTGCCTTGGCAGGCTCCCAAGCAGGAACGCGCTGCTCCTGCACCCTCGAGCTCGTCTGATGACGACGATGAGGATATGGCTTTCTTCAAGAAGCTGGCCGGCTAATGGGTATCTACTACGAGTACGCGATCGTTCATGGTCGCGTACTTATCTGGTGGAGCGATAACGATGGTGTCGCTCACTCCAAGTGGATTGAGGGTGAAGACGCAGTCAAGCTGTATGGCTTCTTGAGCAAGATGGATATCGATATCCAACGAGAATTGGCTGCAGCTACCAAGATCAAGGACTAAACGGAAAGGGAGCCTTTTGGCTCCCTTTTTTTTATGCTGCTAGATTGAACAGTCTAGCATATCTCTGCGCAGCATCAGGTGGTTCTACTGGGCCGGGCTCATTAGGATCTATCGTCGTAGCAGGCTGCTCAACCGATCCGGATGGCGGAGGGGCCGGCTCTGCAGCTCCCGGAACCGTAGTAGGCGCCTGCTGCATCATAGACGTCTCACTTCTCACCGAAGCCTGAGCTACAGCAGCACCACTTGAAGGTGTTGATGGTTCAGGTGTAGCCGCTGGTGGTGGTGTCTGCTCGCCGCCCGGTCTAGGTTCTTGTTCCTGCATAGCAGATCCAGCGGCTTGAGATTGTGCATCCCCTCCTCCACCACCCATCCATGCTGTTACTGATTGCTGAAACCACTGCGGTGTCTCATTTAAACTCGTCCTTGACCTATTCGGTCCCCACGCCATCTTAGGTCCAGAACGTGTATCGACATGAAGTAGATCACCTGTAGCATTATATGTCCCAAGACCACCGACATTACCGTACTTGCCCGACGTAAGATTCTGCACCAAGGATGCTCTCTGATCCTGTGATAGACCTCTAAGGCTTAGGTCGGCAGCGTTACCGGTTGCGTGCTGTGATGTACCAGAACCCGGCCGAGTAGTTGATGTCACGTTGACGGCTGGGAACTCTTGGGTTATCTTCTGTACAACGTTTTGAATTTGACCGGGTGATCCTGAAGCTGCGGCAGTTCCCTGATCAGATGATCCTGAAGATGCAGCCGCCGAAGAACCACCACCTATTGAAGCAGTAGAAGCTAAAGATGGTGGAGCTCCGCCGCTAACGCTGGGAACTGCATTTGGCCTATCGAATTCAAAGTTGTCGGCTTTAAAGATGATCTCCCTAGCCTTTATATTCAGAATTCTAGCATCGACATCTGGACTGGTAGGAGCAGATTCCTGTCTCTGCGCTGCTGCAGTACCGGCTGGCGCGCCGGATGCAGCGGGAGCACCGGCAGGTCTTGGCCCCGCTGGTTGCGATCTAATTCTCTCCATTAGGGCAAACAGTTCTCTGTTTCTATTCCCGCGATCCTCATCTCCAATTCTTTGACGAGCAGTCAAAGAAGGCGATAGATCGTTGTTAGCTGTAGCTTCCTGCATGTATCGCTGAAAGCGCGGATCTTGTTGAAGCTCACGATCGCTAGCCGGAGGGCGGATAGCAGTCAATTGTCTAAAACGATTATAGGTCTCTGCATCGACTTCTCGATCATCGATCGTGTGTCTACCCTCAGCAGTTCTAGAATATGTCGCAGTCAATGAACCTTGATCAGTACTACTCATTCTATAAGTGCCACCCTCAGCCCTCATAGGTGTGGCTTGAGGTGCAGCTGTCTCACCACCACTTAACCCTCTATACGCAGCATAAGCCCCACCAGCAACTACGGCAGCGCCACCAACAGCGATCGCTACCCTACCGGCAGTTCCCATTCTGGATTGTTGTGGTTGTCTACTCGCATCGGCGGCTGGTGCAGACCCTGCTGCAGCTCTCCTGCGTCTATCGAGATCGATTTCTACATTCGTGTTACCATCGCCCGGAGCGACTGTCGGCGCAGTTATGGGTGGATTAGCAGCAGCTTCAATGATCTTCTCAAGCAGCTCGTTCGTCTTCAGTTGTGTTTCAGCTATCTTGCTTAGCAGGATAGATGATCTTGAAACCTGCTGAGCGTTCTCCTTGTTGCCGTCGTTGACCTCTTCTAGATCGCGGCGATGCTTATCATCTCTCTTACCAAATAAATCTAGGATTCTTCCCAGAGACGGAAACATCTTTAGACCAGCACCTGCCAAAAGACTCTTCAGCACTCCCGTAGTAGATCCTTGACCATCATCGGATGCGTCTACAGTCTGTTGATCTTTGGCGGATACCTTTGATAGGTTATCATTTTTATCTGCGATAATCAGTGAGTCATTAGACTCTAGCTTCTTCTTCGCAGGTATCTTCTTGGCAGCCGAGGGATTCCATATCTCCTTTGGTAGAGGTGGAAGACCCATAGCTGCTCGACGAGCGTTTTCTTTATCTTCTAGATCTTTAAATGGGTGATCAGACATCACTTGTTATCCTATGATGCTTGTGCGAGATGATTGAAGGCTGACAGAACTCTATTTCGCAGAGGCACCTCAGCAGTCTCGATTCTGGGTGTGTCTTGCTTGGCTTGCTGTGTAGGCGTCTGCTGCTGTTGTTGGTTGAACGTCTGAGTAACTCTCTGGGTGTTCATCGCCTGTTGTCTGTCTGCTACTACCCTAGAAGTTGATGCTTGAGCCATGGCAGGGCCGGCAGCCGGTGCTTGCGCTACCTGTGTCTGGCCAACTGTACCACCCTGAGCGGCAAACGCTGCCATCCAATTTCTCTGATAAGTCTCGGCCGTTAATCCTCTGTTTGCAGCCAGCGCGGCTTCAGACATTCTACCCTGAGCATTGCCGGTATACCACACCAGCGGTACCACCTCGACCCTGTTGTTGTTTGCCCTCAATATATCATTCACGTAGGCTGCAGCGACAGCATCTTGAACAGCGGGTGGCGCCTCTACGGCTCTCTGATACTCAGTGCCTACGTTAAACTTTCTAGTCACAGATCTCCATGTACCGTCGATGAATTGATATGCACCTGATGCCGTAGAGCCTCTAGCTTGAGCCTGATAGTTTCCACCCGATTCCCTGATCCTGATGGTAGATAGAATCTGTGCGGTCGTACCTGTTACTGGCGGTGTAACAGCAGATGCGTCTGGCTGTGTTGCAGCTGCAGGTGCAGTTAACGGTACAGCGGTTGCACCGGGCGTAGATGTAGTCGGCGGAAGAGCCGAGAGAGTCGGCGTCATTATCTGTATCGCTCTTCGGCCGGTAGGAGCAGCTGCAGGTGATGCGCTTACATTAGATGTAGTGCCGGAGGTAGCTGGCGGTGGAGGTGCAGCTACCTGTGCGGCGACTTGCTGTGTCGGCAGTGTGAGACCATCAAACTTAATTCGATAAGCGTCGTATTTGATGCTATCAAAATCATATATGATGGTGTTGCCTTCTACACGAATACCGGCGATAGCAGGTGCCACTGGATCTGCCATTGGTCCCGCAGCGATGTTTTCGGCTTGACGTATGGCATCATCTATTATAGCTGCCATGGCAAGTGTTTCTGCGTTGTCTGCTGCATTGGATAAAGTCATATCTAAAGCAGCAGGCGGAGTCTCTTCCCTCTCGGCTTCCCCTCTAGCGGCTGCTAGATCAGCTTCGATCTGAGAGTTTCTATTTGCTATAAGCTCTTCTCTGCTAGGTCTAGGAGGCCCTATAAACCCAGCAGGAGCAGCCGGCTCTTGGACTAGTTCAGCATCCCTCTCAGAGATCGGATTAGCCGCGTCATGACGTGCTAGCTGCTCTTTTAGGTTATCTACTCTTGTTCGATTAACCGGTGTGCTTCTTCTAGCAAGAGATCTCTCTGCCGCGGCCAGCTGCTCCATTAGTCTCTGTCTGACAGGATCTTGTAGATTACCGGCTAACCCGGCTTGTGTTCTTCTTCTCTCAGATTCCTGACGTTGAGCATCAAAGACAGCCTGCTCTGTTTGAGCTAGGTTCTGTGTGTCGCCCATCTCACTGACATCACCGAACAACTCGCGCTCACGTTCCTGCTGCAATAGTCTCTCTTCAGCTGCAGCCTCTTCTTCTGTTGGAAGATCGTTCTCGATACCTTCGTCTTCGTCTTCGCTGTTGCTGTTCCTGAACTCGCGATATATCTGTAGAAGCTCGGCGGCTAGAAACAAGCTTCCTATTCCGGTTATTATGGCTATCAGCCAACCGGGACCTGGAACTGCTAGGCTAGCAAACGCAACCGACAACCTTCTAGCTGCAGCCTTGAACAGTCGCGGCGATCTTCTCTTCAAGAATGTAAGGTATCTTCTGAGAAGACTTCTCTGTCTGTTTGGTCTCTGCTGTGCCTGTGGTCTCTGTGACGGTCTATCCGGTAGATCAGGCATGGGTAGTTCCATACCTATGTTTGACGAAGGCGCTGGTGGTGGAGCACCGGTTGGGCTAGCCATCATAGAAACCGGTTGCTTGTTCTTGTAGACTAGCAACAGTCTCTCGAGAAGCCTGTTCTGCTCCATCTGGTTGTCTAGTATGCTTCTAAACAACGCTCTCTGTCTGAACAGGCTTCTCGAGATGTCTTCACCGGAAGTATTGATTGAATCCGGCTGGTTGTCACCGGATGTGCCCATGGCTCTGCCTACGATAGGAAACATCTTGTTGAAGGCTAAACGCCCTAACTTAAGTGCCCCTCTCGCCGCGCCACGGATGACTCTACCACCAACTGATGGCTTATTAGCTGATGGTAGAGTTCCCGACATTAGGCTTTACCTGCTATCTTCTCTTGGCTTCTAGTGAATGCAGCCACACCGAGGATAGCACCAAACGCAAGGTGGATTAGACCACCGTTAGAAAGCGTCAGGCTCTTCCATTCGTTGTACGGCATCTGAATACCAAAGTTATGTTGAATGATTGGAAGGATGATCGTGATCAGTGGGAAGATGATGAAGTCAAATGCGCACATAGCCATATACAACCAACCCATGGCAGGGCGCCAATAAGCCTTGACCCATGCCTCATCCTGCTTTGCCATCTGGTGGTCAGCAACCTTAGAATCGATCTCAGCCTGCGCTAGACCAACCGCAGGAGTCATCTGTGCTTGGTTCATTGCTCCTACTCCTCCCATTGCTCCACCCATTGGCGATGGTGTAAACGATGGGGGTGGTAGCGATGCTGTTGTATTTGTAGGTGGATTGTTTACCGCACGAATCGGCG